GATTAGCTGTTACTGAAGGTAGCACTAATATTACATATCCAAGATCATCGGATCCATATTATACAGGTTCTAGAATTAGTTCTGTTCCAAATGCTACTAGTTTTGTTATCCAAGTAGGTACAAGTAGCACTGCAATGGAATACACTTCAGGTGGTACAGTTCAGAAAGTGATTGTGGCACCTAGAAAATCTAATAGCACTGATAATGACGGTGATCCTGCTTATAATGGAACACCTGTTCTTCAAGTAATTGATACTACTAAGTTTGTAGTTAATACAGGAATTAATACTAATCCTCATCTTTATAATAGAGGTGGTGTTGTTAGAAGACCTCTTAAAGTTATTGTTGATGCTCCATTACCTTATGCAGGTATTGCCTTAACGTATGCCGATTCTAGTCCTGCTGGAGTTGGAACAGGTGGTATTGTTAATGTTGTAGTTGGTCAAGGATCAAGTATAATTAGCTTTACTATCACTAATACAGGAAGTGGTTATGGTAATGATGAAATTTTAACTCTACCTATCGGAGGTCCTACTGGTATTCCTACCGATCCTTCTAAGACCTATAAGGAATTCCAACTTACTCTTGACCCATGTTTCTATGATGAATTTACTGCTTGGTCTCTTGGTGAATTGCAATCATTGGATAATATTGAAAGACTTATTACTGGAACTAGAAAGGATTTCCCATTAGAACTTAATGGTGAAACAATAACCATTAGAGGTAAGGAAGGATCTAAGATTGTCGAGCAAGACCTTCTGTTAGTATTTGTTAATGATGTTCCTCAAGTTCCTGGTGAGGGGTATACCTTCCCAGGTGGTAGTAATATCACATTTACTGAAGCACCTAAAGAAGGTGATAAAATACAAATTCTTTTCTATAAAGGAACTGGTTCTCAAGACGTTGTTGAAAGAAGAGTCTTAGAAACTGTCAAACCTGGAGATGAATTGGAAATAGGGCATTTAGAATCTCAAGATTTCTGGTTGACTGAATCAGTCAGAGTTCCACTTAGTGTAGATTCTACTGATCGTGTTTCTACTCCTCCATATTATGGACCAGGAAATACTGCAGATCCTAATCTAGAAAGACCTATTAAATGGACTAGACAGACTGAAGATAAGATTATTAACCAAATAGGTGTAGGAAAGGATAGAGAAATTTATGAACCTGTGATTAATCCTTATTCACCAATTATCAAATCTGTGGGAATTGGATCAACTGTAATTTATGTTGAAAATGTAAGACCTTATTTTGATCCATATGATGAAGTTGATGATGTATCTCCTATAGCAAATGATTTCCTTTTCCAAAAGAAAGTTAAATTTATTTCTCAAGAAGTAAGATCTGGTGCTGCAGGAACTGCTATTGTTTCTGGATTAGGAACTATTACTTCTGTTGCTATTTCTACTGGTGGTATTGGATATAGCACTGCAGTAGTAAGTTTTGGATCAACTTCTCTTGGTGATAATACTACTGGTGTTGTTACAACATCTACTAGAGCATATGGAACTCCTGTAATTAGTGCTGCTGGAACTATTACTGGTATTGCACTTACTGCAGTTGGTTCTGGATATACTTCATCCAATCCACCATCTGTCCTTATTAGTCCTCCTGTATGGTCTGAAGAAGAAAATACAGTAGGTAGTTACACTGGTGATTCTGGAATAATTGTTGGATTTGGAACTACAACTGTTGGAGTTGCTACTGGATATCAATTAATATTTGATATGCATATCCCTCTTTCTTCAGATTTAAGAAATTCCAATATTACTGGAACAGCAGTTACAATCTGTGGTATTCAAACTGGTGATTACTTTATTGTTAATGATTCTAATGTTGGAATTGCTACTACGTCAATTGGTTCTCTTGCTGCTGATGGTGCTGTTATAGGAATCGGAACACAGTTTGTAAATAATGTATATGAAGTTAATACCTTTGAAATAGTTCAATCTCCTACAGGAGTTGCTACTAATGGAGTTGGTATAGGAACAACTCATATGAATAGGGTATTTGTTAAGATTGCTGAACATCTTGATTGGAATGGTCAGTGGCCTAGCTTTAGTGGAGTTGGAATTCAAACTGGAAATTACTTTGGATCTTATAGTTGGGGTAAGGTATCTTTACCTTCAAGATCTGAAGAGAATGCTTATGAAGCCTATACTTTAGGTGGAACAGGTGGTATCTCTACTTCTCCTGTAGTAAGAAGATCTAGATCTCTTAAATCTAAGGCATACTATACACCCCCAAGTTAATCCTTAATAAATAACTAAAAAATTAGTGTCCAATGGCTGCAATTATAACTGATCAGATAAGATTGTTGAATGCAAAGAATTTTGTTGCGGGAGTAACATCTACTACCAACGCTTATTATTCTTTCATTGGGTTACCAAATCCCATTGATATCCAAACTGATTGGAATACTGATCCCCCTTCGCCAAAAGATAATTTTAGTGAAGAGAATGATTATTGGGATAATATGTTAGCCTTGAAAAAGATTACTGCAGGGGATTGCCGACAAGTTGTTACTAAAAGAATATGGTCATCTGGTACAACTTATGACATGTATAGAGGAGATTATAGTAGATCAAATACTGCTCCTGTGTCAGGTGCAACAAACTTATATTCTGCAACATATTATGTCATAAACACTGATTATAGAGTTTATATTTGCCTTCAGAATGGTACTGATCCAGATAACCCTAATGGAAGACCTTCATTGGATGAACCAACTTTTACTGATCTAGAACCTAGATCTGCTGGAAGTAGTGGTGATAATTATCTTTGGAAGTATCTTTTTACAATTAAACCTGCTGATATTATTAAATTTGATTCTACTGATTTTATGCCTGTTCCTTTAAATTGGGAAACCAATGTGGATGATGCAGCAGTCAGAGATAATTCAGTAGATGGATCTATTAAAATTATTACTATTACTAATCGTGGTGAAACCATAGGTCCTTCAGGTGGTACTGAATATACAAAAGTGCCTATTAAAGGAGATGGGTCTGGGGCAGAATGCACAATTACTACAACTAACGACCAGCAGGTTGATACTATAGTAATTTCTAAACAGGGTTCAGGATATACCTATGGTAGTGTGGCTTTAGAAGATGGTGGTGTTCCAACTGGAACTACTATTCCTACTTTTGATGTTATCATTCCACCTCAAGGTGGTCATGGTTCAGACATTTATAGAGAATTGGGAGCAATGAATGTTCTTATATATTCTAGAATTGAAAATGATAATGAGAATCCAGATTTTATTACAGGAAATCAAATTGCAAGAGTGGGGTTAGTAGAAAATCCTCAAAAATATGATTCTACTGCACTTCTAACTGCTGATAAAGCTAGTTCTGTAAATGCTTTAAGATTGGCAGGGTCTGGTTACAGTTCTGCTACATTTACTGCTGATAGTTATTTCAATCAAACAATTTCTGCTGGATCTACTGCTCAAGGAAGGGTAGTAAACTATGATGAAACTACTGGTGTATTGAAGTATTGGCAAGATAGAACTCTTGCTGGATTTAATACTGTAGGAACTGCACAAACTGCTCCTACATATGGATACAATTTAAATCAATTTACTGGGTCTCCAGGAACTGGTGGAAACTTGGAAATTGTTCCTACTACTGGATCTACATTACAAATTGATAATGGATTCACGGGTATCTCTACCGTAATAAATAATATAACATATTATCTTGGTCAAACCTTTACTGATGGAATTTCCAACCCAGAAGTTAAGAGACATAGTGGTAACATTGTTTTTGTTGACAATAGACCTGCTATAACTAGGTCTGTTAACCAAAAAGAAGATATTAAAATAGTATTGCAGTTCTAAGAAATCATGCCACAGCAGACAAATTTAAATGTAGCTCCATATTTTGATGATTATGATTCATCAGATGATTTTTATCGGGTATTATTTAAACCAGGGTATCCTGTTCAAGCGAGAGAGTTAACAACTCTTCAATCTATACTGCAAAATCAGATTGAGAAATTTGGTCAACATTTTTTTAAAGAAGGTGCTAAGGTAATTCCTGGTAATACTGGATATAATAGACTTTATTATGGAGTTCAAATACAAAATAATTTTCAAGGGGTTCCTGTATCTGCATATGCTGATCAATTAATTGGAACTAAAATTACAGGACAAAGATCTGGTATAAGTGCTGTTGTAGATTCTATTTTAATGCCTGAAGAGTCTGAACGTGGACAACTTACTCTCTATATCAATTATTTAAATTCCAGTACATCAAATAATACTACCCAGACATTTTTTGATGGTGAAGAATTAAAATGCAATACGGTTATTTCTTCTGGGTTATTGGGTAATGCAACCATTTCACCTGGAGCACCATTTTCTATTACTTCAAATGATGGAGCAGCAGTAACAGGATCATCTTTCCAAATACAAGAAGGTGTATATTTTGTTCATGGTCAATTTGTAGGAGTTGCTCAAGAAACACTTATTTTAGATCAATATGAGACAAATCCTAATTATAGGGTTGGTTTATTTGTAGATGAGCAAATAATTAATGCGGATATTGATGAAAGTTTAAATGACAATTCTCAGGGATATAATAATTTTGCTGCTCCAGGTGCTGATAGATTAAAAATTACTTTAAGTTTATTTAAAAAAGACTTAGATGATTATGATGATACAAGTTTTGTAGAATTAGGAACAATAACTGAGGGTGTATTAAGAGCTGCTAAGAGTGGTAGAAGTGGTAAAGGAACTGGTGGAGGATTAATTGGTGTAGGTGGTGGTGGAGCTGGAGCATGGGATTTAACTGATACTCTTGCAAGAAGAACTTTTGATGAAAGTGGTAATTATGATATAAAACCATTTGATGTCACTGTGATGAATTCATTGAATGATAATATTGGAAATAGAGGAGTATATCAAGCAGGTCAATTTACAGCTAATGGTGGAACTCCATCTGATGATTTGGCACTTTATAAAATTTCTCCAGGAAAAGCATATGTAAAAGGATATGAAATTGAAACTTTAGATCCAACATTTATTGATTGCCCTAAGCCAAGAGATACAAAACTTGTTGAAAATAATGCAATAATTTATAATACTGGTTCAACACTTAAGTTAAATAGTGTATTTAGAACTCCTACTGTAGGTATCGGTAGTACATATATTGTAAGTTTAAGGGATCAAAGACAAGGAACTGATGAGGAAAAGGCTGCTGGAAATGAAATTGGATATGCTAGGGTTTATGATTTTAGATTAGAGTCTCAAAATTATAGTACAACTAATAATGACTTAGATGAATGGGAACTTTCTTTATATGATGTACAATCATTTACTGAAATAACATTAAATAATCCTATTACTCAATCAGTTCCTGCTCTTATTGAAGGAAAAAGAAGTGGTGCAAAGGCATTTTTACAAGGATCTGTTACTGCTGGATTGGGGATAACTGTATATGAAAAAAGTGGTCAATTTGTTAAGAATGAACAACTTATAATTAATGGTATTAATAATGGAAGAGTTGCTTTAGGTATTACAGAACATTCTATATCTGCCGTAAAATCTGTTTACGGAACTGATGATGGTTTAGTTGGTATTAAAACATTTAATGCTAATGTAGTTCCATCAGTATTGTTTCCAGTTGGGGTAGCAACCGTGGGTGTTGTTACTTTTGCAAATAATCAATCTACTATTAAGAGTGCTAATCCAAATTTCCCAGGAATTACTACTATTGGTAATTTAATTCAATATACTGATTTAAATTATTCCGAAGATCCAATAACTGCTAGAGTTGTAAGTGTAGGTGCTTCTCATATTAATGTTACTGGTGTTACTACAGTTTCAGGAATAGTTGATGGTACACTTCCTAAAACATCTGTTAGGAATGTAAGTGATTTAAGAGTAATGGCTACATTATTAGATCCTTCATCTGATAATACTTTATACACACCACTTTCAAAGAAAAATGTTTCTGATGTTGATTTAACTTCCGCATCTATTGTTATAAGAAAATCATTTCCCGTAACTATTAGTAATGGTCAATTAAATACTCCTTTACCTTCTTTAGGTTCTGATGAGACTTTCCAACCATTTACAACCAAGAGATATTTATTAATTGGTAGTGCTGAAGGGGCATATGATTTAACTGCTGATCAATTTGATTTTGGAACAGGAAATACTTGTCAAATACGTGGTTTATCAACACCATCACAATCTAATAATGGTGCAACTCTTATTGCTACTATTAAAAAGGCAAAACCAAAAGCAAAAATAAAGATAAACGATAAAATTAAATCCATTGTTATCAATTACTCAAAGATTGCAGGATCTGGAATTGGAGCAACAACTTTAAATGATGGATTAACGTATGGAAATTATCCATATGGAACCAGAGTACAAGATGATGAAATATCATTAAATGTTCCTGATGTTGTTTGGGTTCATGGTATTTTTGAATCTGCAGACACAAGTAATCCATCAGCTCCAAAAGTAAATCTTTCTTCTATTGTTACTCAATCAACTACAACTAATGAATTAATGATTGGAGAGTATATGGTGGGTGAAGACAGCGATGCTGTTGCTGTTGTTGCGGAAAAATTAACTGATTCTCAAATCACCTTTGTTTATGATAATGAACTTCTTTTTAGAGAAGGTGAAACGGTAACCTTTAAAGAATCAGGAGCTTCTGCAATTGTTTCTTCTCTTGATACGCCTAGTTTTGATATATCACCAAATTACACATTTGCTGATGGTGGTGAAGATTCATTTTATAATTATGGAAAAATTAGAAGAAAAGCAGATGTTGAAGCACCTGAAAAGAAAATAAAAGTTTATTATCAAAGTGGATCTTATGCTGATAATGATACTGGAGATATTACAACAGTAAATTCATATGATCAGTTTAAGTATGGTTGGGATATTCCAAGGATTAATGCTTGGAGTTGTAGTGATATTATTGATATTAGACCAAGAGTTGTTCCACTTTCATCCGTGGCAGAAGGAGATCGATCTCCTTTAGAATTCCTTGGAAGATCATTCACTGGATCTGGAGATTCTGCACCTAGTATTTTAGCATCTGATGAAACTATTGTAGTAGATTTCTCATTCTATCTTCCAAGAATTGATAGAATATTCTTAAGTAAATCTGGAAAATTCCAAGTAAAATTTGGAGTTTCTGCTGAAAATCCAAAACAACCAGTTCCTGTTGATGATGCAATAGAAGTGGCAACCATAGGAATGCCAGCATTTCTTTATGCACCGTCTAATGCTGCATTACAATTCTTAAATCATCGTCGATATACGATGGGAGATATTAAGAAACTTGATACTAGAATTAAAAATTTAGAATATTATACTAACCTTTCTTTATTAGAAACAAATACTGCAAACTTCTTTGTTCCTGATGAAGATGGTTTTAATAGATATAAATCTGGATTCTTTGTTGATAATTTTACTGGTTTTGAAACTCAAGAACCTGGACTTAAAATTAATAATAGTATAGACAGAAAACGTAAAGAATTACGTCCTAGACATTATACCAATTCTGTTGATTTGATGCCTGGTCCTGTTGTTGGTGTTGATGTTGATGATGATCAAGCATTTGCTACACTTGAAGGTGTTAATGTAAGAAAAAATTCTGATGCAATAACATTAGATTATTCTGAAGTTGAATGGTTGAAGCAAAATTTTGCTACAAGATCTGAAAGTGTTACTCCTTTCTTAATTAGTTTCTGGCAGGGAACTATGGAATTAACTCCTTCATCTGATACGTGGGTTGATACTGCAAGATTACAAGCTAAAATTATTCAAACTGAAGGTAATTATGCTGCCACATTAGATAATATGGTTAGAAATGATGGTGTTGACCCTCAGACTGGCATGGGACCTGTTATTTGGAATGCATGGGAAACAAATTGGACAGGAACTACAAGTCATGATTTTGAAGGTGCATCAACAGTCACCGAGAATGATACAGTAACATGGTCAGAAGGTGGTTGGGTTAATCAAGAACCAAGTACTAACCCTGCTCGTTGGGTTACTGCTACTGTAACCACTACAACTAGAAACTGGTTTAGAGAAACTATTCAAACTGGAGTGGAAAGTAGAACTGGTCTTAGAACTATTGTATCTGAGACATTTGATGAACAATCTGTTGGTGATAGGGTTGTTAGTAGAGAGCTTGTTGCATTTATGAGATCTCGAAATATTGAATTTATTGCTAAGAAAGTCAAACCATTAACACAATTATATGGTTTCTTTGATGGTCAAAATGTAACTAAGTATTGTGTTCCCAAATTAATTGAGATATCAATGACTTCTGGATCATTCCAAGTCGGTGAGACTGTTTTTGGATCAATGTGGCATGTTGATATAAAAAATGAAAAATTCCGTGCAAGGGTTTCTCAATCAAATCATAAAGAAGGTCCATATAATGTTCCTACAAAAACTTTCCGTGATAATCCTTATACAAATCAACCATTATCATCCAATTATTCATCAACTTCAGATGTATTGAATATAGATACATATTCTTTATCCAATCAAGCACAAGGAGATTACTATGGTTGGGTTGAAGAAGGTATGAAGATTAAAGGTATGAGTAGTGGAGCAGTTGCAACTGTTACTGGTGTAAAATTACTTTCTGATGTTTCTGCTTTCTGCGGAGGATCATTCTTTATTCCTAACCCAAATAACATCAATCATCCAAGATTTGAAACAGGAACTAAAGTTTTCTCATTAACAAGTGATCCAGACAATGATTCAGATAAAGCAACTACTCTTACTGATGAAACATATACTGCTTCTGGAACTTTAGAAACTGTTCAGGAAAATATTCTTTCTATTAGAAATGCTAGAATTGAACAAAGGCAAGAATTCCAAGAAAGAAACGTTGAAGAAAGTCTTGGAACAACACTTGTTGGACAAGAGACTACTACAAGTGAAGAGGGAAGAAGAATTAATGGATGGTATGACCCTCTAGCTCAATCTTTCTTAGTTGAAGATGAAGGTGGTATCTTTATAACAAAATGTGATGTGTTCTTTAGAACAAAAGATGATATGGATGTTCCTCTCGTCTTCCAAATAAGATCCATGTTGAATGGATTCCCAACACAAAATGTTCTACCATTCTCAGAAATTGTATTACAACCCGATGATGTCATAACTTCAGGTGATGGATCAGTAGCAACTACTATTACTTTTAGAGCTCCAATATACTTAGAAGGTGGTAATACAGAATATGCTATTGCTTTAGCATCAAACTCAACCAAATACAGTGTTTATATTTCCAGAATTGGTGAAACTGATCTTTTAACTGATACATTTATTTCTAACCAGCCTTACTTGGGATCTCTATTTAAGTCGCAAAATGCTTCTACATGGGAACCTAGTCAATGGGAAGATCTAAAATTTACTCTTTATAGAGCAGAATTTGAGACTGCTGGAAGTGTAGAATTCTATAATCCAAAATTAACTCAAGGTAATAGTCAAGTTCCAATATTAATGCCAAATTCTCTTTCATTAGGTTCTAGAAAGATTAGAGTTGGTTTAGGTACAACAGTTGCTGATTCTTATGCAGATGGTAATACTTTCTTACAGGATGGAACAAATGCTACAGGTAACCTTGTAGGTGCTGGTGGATCTGCAACAGGAACTTTAACTATTGCTAATGTTGGTATTGGTTATACTCCTTTAGACGGTAATCTAACATTTAGTAATGTCAATCTGACTACAGTTACTGGTAATGGAAGGGGTGCTGTTGGTAATGTTTATATTGAAAATGGAGTTGCAGCTGCTGCCACTATCACTTCTGGTGGATCTGGTTATCAAGTGGGTGATGTTATAGGAATTACTACTATTGGTTTATCTACTGGTGGTAATGGAACTGTTGGTAGAGATGGTAGATTTACTGTTGCTGGTATTGGAATGACAAATGAACTTATTTTAGATAATGTTCAAGGTAATTTTGCTACTGGTGCTGGTAAGACAATGAGATATACTAATAGTGCTGGTGTAACTACAGAGTTAAACTTTAGTAATGGTGGTAATGTTACTATAAATGCAATTGATGTAGAATCTGATGGTTTACATATTAAGGTGAATCATAAGAATCATGGTATGTATTCTACTGATAATTTAGTTGAAATTTCAGGTGTTCAGAGTGATATTAAACCAACTAAATTAAGTCTTGCATTAGATGCTGGTAATTTAACTAACTTTACTGTTGATGACGCAAGTTCCTTTACTAATTTTGAAAATGTTGGAGTTGGAACAACTAATAGAGGATTAGTTAAAATTGGAGATGAGGTTATTAGGTATAGCAATGTTAGTGGTAATGTAATTACCATTGATCAGATTGGAACAGGAAGAGTTGATATTGATAAGATTGATCATCCAGTTGGAACACCTGTTTATAAATATGAACTTGGTGGAGTTTCTTTAGCAAGAATTAATAAGACTCATGGATTAACAACTTCAACATCATTTGATCCTTCTTCAAATGCTGATAATATAGGTTTTGATTTCTATAATGTTAAAATTGATCAAAGTGCTCAATCATCTAGTGGAGTTAAGATGGATGCTACTAATAGAAGCACTGATGTTGGATTCCCCAAACTTTACCTTAATCAAACTAAATCATCAGGTGGATATAATATAAGGGCTACTCAAAATATGCCTTTTGAAGTTATTGTTCCAGTAGCTCATAATATGACAGTTACAGGAACTACGATTGGTGCTGAAATAAGAACTACTTCTGCATCAGGAATTGAAGATCAGGACATCCCATATATCGATCAAGGATTTGAATCTGTTACTGTTGGTGAAACTAATTTCCTCGATAGCCCTAGAGCAATTTATTCTAAGGTTAATGAAGATGAAAAATTAGATAATATTGTGGGAAATAAATCTCTACAAATGAGATTAACTCTCAATACAGTTGATACGAGGGTAAGTCCTGTAATAGATGCTCAAAGAGTTAGCACAATTCTTACATCTAATAGAGTTAATGATGTAATTAGTAATTATGCTACAGATAATAGAGTAAAGAGTGTTTTTAATGATCCTACTGCATGTCAGTATATTAGTAAGGAAATAAAGTTGGAAAATGCAGCTACTTCTATAAAGGTACTGTTGGCTGGACATATTCATGTCGATGCTAATGTTAGAGCATTTTATGCAATTAGTGATAAGCAAGCATTTGAACCAATTTGGACACCTTTCCCTGGATTTAATAATTTAAATAGTAGAGGTGAAATTGTTAATCCTGAAGATAGTGATGGGCAATCTGACAAATTTGTTCCAAAAATTAATGATTATGGATTTGTGGGTAATGTAATTTTCAATGATTATACATTTACTGCAGATAAGTTACCTGCATTTAGGTATTATAGAACTAAATTGATATTGACAAGTAAGGATCAAGTATATGTTCCTAGAATCAAAGATCTAAGAGTTATGGCACTTGCTTAATATGGAAAAATATAATATAGAAGGACATGTTGATCTTGCAAGAGATCCTCAAACACGGTCTATAGTTAATGTGAATTCCATAGAATATCAACATTATGTTGCATCAAGAGATGCAAAAAAATCAAAAAATGAAAGAGTGGACTCTATGGAAAATGATCTTGCTAGTTTAAAAGGTGAAATTGGTGAAATAAAATCACTACTAAGGGAGTTAGTCAATGGCAAGTAAAAATCTGACATTTGATCCAAATGCAGGAGTTCCTTATGCTGCTAATTTAGCACTTTATACTGGTGCAGATTTTAAGACTACCTTTAATGTAGTTGATACTTCTGATGTTGCTTATGATTTTCAAGGATTAACCACTACTTCTGTTTGGACTGGATCATCCCAAATGCAGAAAAGTGCAGGTATTGGTGCAACCACTACACCTGCTGGAACCTTTACCGTAGGGTTTAGTAGTGCTGGTGGTGGTATATTTGAAATATCAATGGGATCTACTGCTACAAGAAATTTAGCAGAAGGTAGATATGAATATAATGTTCTAGTAAGTTCTGGAGCAACAATTTATAATATAGTAAACGGAAATATATTAGTTCATACTGGAATTGCTTCCGCACCCTAAATATTAAAGAGGTAGAGTATAAATGGCACAACCAGGAAGTAGATCCGAATTTAAACAGTATTGCTTAAGGCAGTTAGGTGCTCCCGTGCTGGAGATCAATGTCGCTGACGAACAATGCGAAGATAGAATTGATGACGCCATTCAATTCTTTCAAGAAAGGCATTTTGATGGAGTAGTCAGGACTTATTTAAAATATAAAATAACTGAGGCTGATATTAATCGAGGAAGAGCCTCGATGGCAACAGGTAAGAAAACTACAGGAATAACATCTGAAACTGCATCGGCAGATATTGCAGGAACAGATACAGATTTTACTTGGTATGAGAATAGTAATTATATACAAGTTCCATCATCAGTAATTGGAGTAGAAAAAATCTTCCGTTTTGGTGGAAGCAATTCTATATCCAATAATATGTTTAGTATTAAATATCAGTTATTCTTAAATGATATTGCTTTTAATCTTGGATATAATGGACTTTTAAGTTATGCAATGACTCAGACATATTTGTCTGATATTGATTTTTTATTGACTACTGAAAAACAAATTAGATTTAATCAAAGACAAGATAGATTATATTTGGATATTGATTGGGCAGCATGTGTAGAAAATGAGTGGATAGTTCTTGAGTGCTTCAGACTTCTTAATCCTAATGATTACACTAGGGTGTGGAATGATTCATTTTTGAAGAAATATACTACTGCTCTTATTAAGAAGCAGTGGGGTCAAAATTTACTTAAGTTCCAGGGTGTTAAGTTACCTGGTGGGATTGAAATGAATGGAAGACAAATATATGATGATGCAGAAAAAGAATTGGAAATTATTAGAGAGCAAATGTCCAATACTTATGAACTTCCACCGTTGGATATGATAGGATAGATTATGCTCAATCCATTTTTCCAACAAGGGTCCACATCAGAACAGAATTTAGTACAAGATTTAATCAACGAACAGTTGAGGATGTATGGTGTTGAGATACATTATCTTCCTCGCAAATATATGAATGAGAAGACTATATTGAGGGAAGTGGTTCAATCAGTATTTGATGATTCATATCCATTAGAAGCATATGTAGATAACTTTGATGGATATGCAGAAAATCCTACTTTACTTTCAAAGTTTGGTATTGAGCAAACTAATGAAGTAACTCTTGTTATTTCTAGAGAAAGATGGGAAACATATATTCAACCATTACTTAAAAACGAATCTAATGTAAAGTTAACTACCCGACCTAAAGAGGGTGATTTAGTTTATTTTCCACTAGGTGATCGTTTATTTGAAATCAAATATGTTGAGCACGAAAAGCCATTCTATCAGTTAAAAAAGAATTACGTTTATACTCTTAAATGTGAACTCTTCCGTTACGAGGATGAGGTTATTGATACTGGAGTTTCTGAGATTGATGATACCTTAACTGGTGATAATGCAGATGGAACTTCTGAAGATGGTCTATCAACACTACTTGGATCTTCCCAAACTCTTACATTAGTGGGAACTGGAGCAACTGCAGCTGCTGTTATTGGTTTCAATACAGAAGGATCTATTAGGTTAATTACTTTGAGTAATAGGGGTGGTGGTTATAGTGCTATTCCAACTATTGGAGTAAGTTCTGCACCTAGTGGTGGTGTAACAGGTATTCTTACTGCTACTATGATTAGTGGTATTAATGTATGTAATTTAAATATTAGTGATAACCTTAAATCTGTTCAACAGGTTGTAATTACAAATCCAGGTTCTGGATATACTATTGCACCTACACTTCAAGTAACTGGTGGAGGGGGTGCAGGTGCCGCAGGAACGGTCTTTATAGGTGATGGGGCAGTTGGTATCGTTACACTTAGTGATGCGGGTTCTGGATACACTACAGCACCAACTGTGACCATTACAGCACCTGTTGGTGCAGCAAATACACGGGCAACTGCTGAAGCAGTAGTAAGTTCTGCTGGAACCATTACTTCTATTAATATTACTAATGCTGGTGCTGGATATACTTCTAGTCCTACAATTACAATTGGTAATCCTGCACTTGATAATAGTGGCAACTTCAAGTTTAATGAAATTGTTACAGGATCTATTACTGGTGTGAAGGGTAGAGTAAGAACTTGGAGTGCAACAACAAACGTTCTAGAGGTGGCAAACGTATCTGGAATGTTTAGTATTGGAGAGAATATAACTGGTAATAGTTCTGGTGCTGTCCATGCATTAAGGGTTGTTAGTGAAGATCCTCCAGAGGATGGATTTGCTGATAATGTCAATATAGAATCTGCTGCAGATGGTATTTTGGACTTCAGTGAACAGAACCCATTCGGTATTCCCTAAATATAAGATACTAGGACTCTAACAATGTTTGAATATTTTTATAACGAAATTTTGAGAAGAACCATTATTGGTTTTGGTACTTTGTTTAATAGTATTTCTGTTAAACAAAGTGGTGGGGATACTGACGCTAGTATTATCCGTGTTCCTCTTGCATATGGACCTACTCAAAAGTTCTTAGCAAGATTAACTCAATCTCCAGATCTCAATAAAGCAACATCTTTATCTTTACCGAGGATGTCTTTTGAGTTTACTGGTTTAACATATGATCCAAGTAGAAAAGTTACTACTACTCAAAAAATTGTAGTTCAAAATCCTGATTCTTCTACTCCTGATGAAAAGAAAGTTTATATGCCCGTCCCTTATAATATGCAATTTGAACTTGCTATTATGTGTAAATTAAATGATGATGCATTACAGATTGTAGAACAAATATTACCATATTTTCAACCTTCTTATAATTTAACCGTTAATTTGGTAGGAGCTATTAATGAGAAAAGAGATATTCCAGTAATACTTGAAAACATTACTATGCAGGATGATTATGAAGGAGATTTTGAGTCTAGAAGAGTTCTTATGTATACTCTAAGATTCACTGCTAAGACATACTTATTCGGTCCTGTTACAGATGCTTCCAAGGATATTATTACCAAGTCTACTGTCAATTATCTTACTGGCACTGATACGTCTAATGCAACACGTAACCTTACATACTCTGTTGTTCCTAGAGCAATTCAGAACTATGATGGAACTGTCCTTACTAACTTAGCAGCAGATATTACTAAGACTCAAACAACATTTGAGGTTGAAGATGGTAGTGGTATAACAGCATCTTCTGGTTCTACAAGTGTCTATATTGACCTTGGTGGAGAGGAACTCTATGTTAAAGCAGTAGATGGTAATAAGTTGACTGTTAAGAGGGGTCAGGATGGAACTACAAAACTTGCTCATATAAGAGGTACATCTGTTAAGTCTATTACAACTGCTGATAATGTATTAGTAGAGGAAGGAGATGACTTTGGATTTAGTGGAACTTTAGTTGGAGAGTAAAGTGAAAAACCATTTAGATGATGCCTTTAACATAACACCTACCGAAGTCGAAGTAGATGAGAGTGATGTTGTAGTTGGAGTTGATAGAGATAAACCAGATAGACTTACTAAGGATGATGTAACCAAAGATTATGAGTATACTCGTGGCAATCTTTATAGCATCATAGAGAAGGGTCAGGAAGCAATTAATGGTATTCTCGAACTTGCACAGGAAAGTGAGATGCCGAGGGCATACGAGGTCGCAGGGCAGTTGATTAAGAGTGTTTCTGATGCTACTGATAAGTTGATGGATCTTCAGAAAAAACTTAAAGATGTTGAAGAAGATACTCCTCAAAAAGGACCATCTACTGTTAACAACGCATTATTTGTTGGTTCAACAGCAGAACTAGCTAAGCTTTTGAAAAACGGAACAAAAGAACAGAATAAATAAAACAGGGAGAAAAATCCCGAAGTATTCATCATACTCATAAAATGCCAGATGACAAGTTACCGTCTATGGGCGATTTCACTGAAGATCCCAGTGAATTACCATCAGTCGAAGATTTTATAAAAGAAGAAAAAATTGAAGAGAACTTACCTTCTGTCGATGAATACATCGTAGATATAGAGGAAGAAGTAGAACATAAAGAATCAGATTTACCTTCAGTAGAAGATAAGATAGTTGATGAGAATTTACCAACTATTGAGGATTATATTGAGGAAGAAGAAGTAGTAGAAGAAGATATCGAAACTACTGGTGGAATTTCTGTTCAGGAATATAGTCCTGAAATGCAGTTTAGAGATTATGAATTTATTGATATTATTAAAAGACCTGAGTGGAAGGAATTAGTTGGTCTTGTTAATGAGGTAAAAGATAATATACCAGATATTCCAGAAATAAAATATTATGATGATGATCTTGAAAAGATATCAGAAACTATTGAAGAATTAAGATCTCAGATACCAGTAGTTCCTGAAGTAAAGTATTATGATGAAGATATAGATCAGGTTAAACAAACCATATCTGATCTACCAGAGGTAAAATATTATGATCAAGAAGTAAATAATTTAGAGGGAAGATTTTCTGAATTAAAGGAATTTGTATCTAATATTCCTAATTATGATGATGAATTAAATTCTCTTAGAGATAAGTTTAATTATGATATTCAAGAAGTTTCAGAAAATATTGAAGTAAAGGATTTTGAAAGGAAAGTTGAAATTGATAATGTAAACAGTAATTTAAAGGAAACTAGTGAAAAAATATATGAAGAATTAAAGAAATCTTCTGATCAGATACATGAATATAAACTTCATTTAAAAGATGATGACAGGAAATTAAAGAAACAGATATTAGGTCAATATAATCTTTTAAAGGAAAATATTGAGAAAAAAGTAAAGGAATTTAATACTAAAAATATTGAATCTCAAAATGTTATTAGTGGTTCTCTTAAAGAGTATTTTGATGAACTCCAAGAGAAAATTTCTGCTATACCAGAAGTAAAATATTATGATGAAGAGATTGGAAAATTAAATGATAAATTTGAGATTGATATAAAGGAATTACGGGAAATCGTAGACCAAATAAAGGAAACTCAGAAACAAGATCTACAAGAGAATCTTTTAACTGAACCACCTAGTACTGATAATGAAGATCCATTAACTCCATTAGATCAGAAGTTTGTAACCTATGAAAAGTTACAAGAGAACTATCAATTATTTGTTAATAGGGTTCAACAACAATTAGCCTCATTTGGTGGCGGTGGAGAAACTAAACTTCAATACCTCGATGATATTGTAGGTATTGCCACCAATTTAAGTGCTTATAATGAAATGTATCTTAAAGTAGATACATCTCAACCTAAAGGTAAGAATTTTGTATTTGAAACTGTTGCTGCTGGTGCTGGTGGAACATGGGGTTCTAATGCTGTTGGTGTTTGGACTGGTAGAAATGTAGGTATTGCAACAACTGCTAGATCTAGTGTTGCATTATATGTTGATGGTGATACGACTATTACTGGTGACCTCAATGTTACTGGTGATATGTCTTATGATGAGGTAACAGGCAGAAACCTTAATATTACTGGTGTTGCAACTGCTACAACATTTAATGGAAATATAACAGGAACTGCTGCTACATTTACTTCAGGAACTTTTAGTGGAAATGTATCTGTTGCTGGAACATTAACTTATGAAGATGTAACCAATATAGACTCTGTAGGATTAGTAACAGCAAGAAAGGGAGTAAGAATAACTGAAGGTGGACTTGTAGTAACTGCTGGTGTAGCAACTGTTGGAACAGCAATCACAATGGGTGGTGGCACAGTAACTGCTACAGAATTTGTAGGTTCTGGTTCTGGGTTAACAGGAGTAGCATCTACCGATTATATCATCACAGGAACTGCTGCTACATTTAATAGTCAAGTTAAAATTGTCAATCTTAATGTTACTGGAGTTACTACTGCAACAACATTCTATGGTGATGGTTCAGGTTTAACAGGTGTTGCATCTACTGACAATATTATCACTGGAACTGCTGCTACATTCAATAATCAAGTCAATATATTAAATGTTAGTGTTAGTGGTGCTTCTACAGTTACAGGTGATTTAACTGTTGGTGGAGATTTAAATGTTAGTGGTGATATTGAATATGATGAAGTAACTGGTAGAAATTGGAATATAACAGGTGTTGGTACAATTACTAGATTAAATTCTACTAATATTGTAGGAACTATATCTACTATTACTAGATTAGATGCTACCAATTTAAATGTTAGTGGGGTATCAACCTTTAGTAATACTGGAGTGGGAACCGTTCATATTGGTGTTGGTACTACTGCACTATTAGTTGATGGTGATGCAAGAGTTACGGGTATCCTTACCGTAGGTAGATCATCCATTACTATAGATGGTGAAAATAATCAAATTAATGTTGGTCTTGTTACTGTTACTAATTCCACTATCGTAATTGGTGAAAATGTAACAATCGACTCTAGTGCGTCTGGTATTAACTCTGCACCAAATGTCTTATATGTTGCTAAAGATGGATTAGATACAAATAATGGAACATCTATTGATAATGCATTTTTAACAATTAAAGCTGCTGTTGGAGCTGCTTCTTCAGGCACTACAGTCAAAGTTCTTTCTGGTAAGTATACTGAGTCTAATCCTATTTCGGTTCCTGCTTTTGTTTCTATTGTAGGAGATGATCAAAGAGCAGTTGAAGTTAAACCAAGCACAACCAACCAAGATATCTTCCATGTAAGAAAGGGTGATAAGTTAGCAAATATGACTTTCAAAGGTCATGTAGCACCTGCTGCTGCGGTTGCTTTCCCAACTGATGAAATAGCAGAAAACGTAGGTGGTGGAAAATGGAAAGGTCCATATGTTCAGAATTGCACAAGTGATACAACCACAGGGACAGGAATTTATATTGATGGTGATCAAGCAAGATTACTAAAAGCAATGAATGTTGACTCCTTTACCCAATACAATCAGGGTGGTATTGGAGTTGCTGTTACTAATGGTGGATTTGCACAATTAGTATCATTGTTTACAATCTGTTGTAATGAAGCAGTTAAAGTAGATAAGGGTGGACAAGCAGATATAGCAAATAGTAATTGTAGTTTTGGAACTTATGGATTAGTTGCTAAAGGTGTAAGTGATCTTCAATATACAGGTATTGTTACTTCATCTGCTGCAATATCACAAGCAGAAGCAATAGTTAATGTTGATACTACTGAATATACAATGAATAATTTTGTTTATGATTATACTTCTGGTATTGCTACAGTTACTACTACTGCTGCTCATAATTTCCAAGTAGGAATGGGAGTAACTCTTGCAGGAATTGGATTAACTTGTGATTATGGATCTAAGACTTATCCATATAAAAAACCTTCTATTTTTACTGTTGATTCCATTCCATCTACTACATCGTTTGTAGTTAATGTTGGTATCTCAACACTAGCTCATCATTATGTTGGAACAGGTTCAAGTGCTGGAACTGCAAAGATTGATGTTGATAGACCTTATGATGGACAGACAGTATACTTTGATAAATTATACAAACAAGTTAATAAGATTACTGTTAGTAATGGGGGAAGTGGGTATACATCTACTCCTATCGTAACTATTGATGACCCTGATGGACCTAGTGGAGAAACTGCTTCTGCATATGCTACTTTAGAAGATGAAGCAATTAAATCTATTACTATTATCAGTAGTGGAAGTCAATATGAAGGAACCCCAGATGTTACTATTAGTGGAGGTGGTGGAAGTAATGGAGCTGCGACTGCTAGTATGGATCCACTATACTATACAATAAATAGTTCGACAGCCGTATCTTCAGGAATTACTACATTAACACTTGCTACCAATTTACTCAATACTGTTGGGGTTGGTTCTACAGCATACTTCTCTCAAGGAAGTAAAATAGTTGCTAGTTCACATACATTTGAATATGTTGGTTCTGGTAATGATATTGTTAGTGCTACTCCAAAACGAGGAGGAGTTCTTGATCAAGAGAATGAAGTTATTACTGAAGATGGTGGTAAGGTTCTTTATACAAGTACTGACCAAGCAGGTAACTTTAGAATAGGTGATGACTTGAAGATTAATCAAGAAACTGGTACAATTAGTGGAAGAGCCTTTAGTAAGAGTTTGTTCTCAGAAATGACACCGTTTATCCTAGCATTAAGTTAATATGGCACTCGCACTCAATAGATTTAAAACATATACTGCTACACTTACTACAAGTAGTGCAACAGTATATACTGCACCAACAGGATATACTGGTATTATTTTATATGCACATATAACAAATTATGCTGCAGCTGCAACTACTCTTACTATGTCCCATGTAAGAAGTGGCACAACTACTCAGATTATTAGTGGAGCAAATGTTCCTGTTAATGATGCTTATATTCCTTTGGATGGTAAATTGGTATTAGAGACTAGTGATTATGTTGTTGCTCAAGCAGGGGCAAATACTACTTTAAAGATTCTTCTTTCAGTATTGGAGACGGCAAATGCCTAAATTGATTAGTCAAGTTAATAGTCCTGCAGTAGGTATTAGTAGTGATGGAACTCTTTTAGGAGATGCAACGCAAATAAATTTTGAAAGTAATAGAGTTAAATATGATAGTAATACAGGAATAGCAACAGTGATGAGTGATCCTCTATCTGTAATTGGTCTTTAATATAACTTGAAAGTAACATAAATAAATATAACAGAGTCTTTCTCTTTTTATGAAAAAGTGTCCCCAAGGTGAATATTATTGCCATGACATGAAAAAATGTAAACCAATTCCAACAGGGTGGCATACTACTCGTTTGGGTTGGTTAGTTAGAGATATTGATGATGAAAACAAAAAGAAAAATGGTAATGGCAAAAAATCTAACGGATCTTCTAACGGACATGGGAATGGTTCAAATGGTAATGGTAATGGTGGTAACCACTCTGGCAATGGTGGGAGTAATGGCTCTAATGGTGGTGGAGGAGTAAGTGAATCCACATACATACCAAGAAAAACAGGAAATATAATAACCGCAATGTTGGCATGGAGAGGAAGTCAGTACAGTCTTCAGATGTTCTTCCCCCATATCAAAACCCCCTCACGCAGAGAAGTACAGGATCAAGTGAGAAAAGTGTATCCTAATGCTAAACTCTGGAATTACAAAGTTTCGGACTATGACCCAGGAGAACCTCTCCTCCAGAT